GAAAAGAAAAGATGGTGGGCCTATGCTAGGAAAAAAACAGTCAAGAGTTACTTGTTTATGCTGTAAAAAAATTATTGGCGTTAATGGATTTTTTAGATCTCACGGCATCAAATGCAAGGAGGCGATCTAATGGCCGGTCCTTTGTGGTTTTATGATGAACAAATTCGTCGTTTCTTACTACAGTTTGCTAGAATATTTTCTAACTTCAACGTTGAATACGGTCGCAACGAAGAAGGCACCAATCACACACTGATTCGTGTGCCTGTTCGTTACGGTGATTCGAGCCGTCAAGTATCCACTGTGATGCAAAATAACTCGCCGAACTCATTGCCCAGCACACCGTTGATGACTTTTTACATCACTAGTTTGGATTACGATCGACCCAGAATGCAAGAGCCGTATCACGTTAGCAAAATGAATGTTCGTCAACGCTACTATGATACTGCCACAGATACCTATGAAACCACGCAAGGCAATGCTTTTACCATTGAGCGACTGATGCCTGTGCCCTACAGTTTGACAATCAACTTGGACATTTGGACATCAAACACCAATCAAAAATTTCAGCTGTTGGAACAAATTATTCCTTTGTTTAACCCTGCACTGGAAATTCAAAGCACAGACAACTTTATTGACTGGACTTCCTTGAGTGTGGTTGAATTAGAATCTTCGAGATGGAGCAGTAGAACCATACCTGTGGGCACAGAAGATCCCATTGACATTGCCACACTAACATTCAAAATACCAATTTGGATTACCAGTCCAGCCAAAGTCAAGAAGTTGGGTGTGGTTGAACGAATTGTGGCATCGGTGTTTGATGCCAATGGTGATGCTGCCAATGCTATTATGGACAATGATTTGCTGATGGGAACCAGACAAATTTTCACTCCGTTTGATTATCAAGTGTTGCTGATTGGAAACAAACTTCAAGCACTGCGACCGCAGCAGGTCATCGACCAATCAAATTCTAGTTTATCGCCCGCCGACAGTCCAGAAAGCAATTTATTGTGGCATGCCGTGATAGGAGATTTTGGTGTGCTGCGAGATGGAATAAGTTTGATCAAACTGCAACAAGAGGACGGAACTGACGTTATTGGCACAGTGTCCTATGATCCCACTGATGATAGATTTTTGTTGTTTTTGGTTGACATAGATACTGTTCCTGCCAACACACTAGATCCGGTAAATGCAGTTATAAATCCCTTGTTGAGTGGCCCCGGAGAAGGGTTGCCTGCGGCAGCAGCAGGCCAAAGATACCTGCTGACCGAAGATACCGGCAGTGACAATGGTTATGCCGAGGCATGGGCAGGCACTCAAGGACAGTATCTTGTGGCAAGCGCCAATGACATCATAGAATACAATGGACAGCGTTGGCAAGTTGTTTTTGAAGGCAACAACAGTTCTGTAAATAAACAGTATGTCACAAACATCACAACAGAATTACAATACGAGTGGACTGGGAGCCAGTGGATCAAGAGTTACCAAGGACTGTATCCTGGAGGAACATGGAGCCTAGTTCTGTAAATGCTGTGGGAATATGGTTTTATTGTCTTGACACCCAACGTTATCTTTACCTGTTGAGAAACGATCCCAGACATCCCGGAACCTGGGGGTTGCCTGGTGGAAAAATTGAACCCGGTGAGACTCTAATTGATGCTATTGAACGCGAGTGTCGGGAAGAGATGGGCAGCATGCCCGACTACATAAAATTGATGCCCATTGAAAAATTTACCTCTGCTGATGGTAAATTTGTGTATCACACATTCTTTTGCAGCATAAAATCAGAATTTGTTCCTGTGCTCAACGACGAGCACATGGGATGGGCATGGATATCAGCAGGCAACTGGCCTCGGCCTATGCATCCCGGATTATGGTCAACTGTGAACTTTGAAGCTGTAAAAGACAAAGCTGTGGCCATGGAACGCAGTTATATGTCTGCGTAAGTTATAAACTCTCTGTGAGTCAATTGAACCAAATTGCTGTAGTTTTTCCAGCGGTCTGGAGTCTGTGGGCCGTGAGCAACATGATAGAACTTTGTGTCAGGGTATGCTGCTATTACTTTTTCCATTTGTAAATCCCAATCGCTGTGCCCAAGCTCTGCGTCAGAATGATATCCCAAAAGAAAAATTTCTCGATGTCCGTCAAATGCTGCCAAGTATACAAGAGCCACTTGTTTGATCACAGGAGGATTATATGGTATGGTATAAAACACTCCTGGGTGTGCTAGACACACTCGTGGGCTTGTATAAATGATGTTATTTTTATAATAACCTTGATCGATCAGCTCTTTAATAACTTTTTCATCGCGTTCAACAACAAAATCTAATCTTGTTGATTTTGCAATTTCTCCTGTGCCATAGGTTTGAAGTTTTTTAGTTCCCAGCAATCCGCCCTTGTGCTTGGGAAGAATTTTGAAATCAAACGTGTCTGTGTGACAAGATCCAATGCAAGCAGCTCTACCGGAAATATGATGATTTTCAATGGGGTTGGCAATCCATTCGCGTTGGGTTCTTTTTTTACCGCCCGACCAGGCAGTGTTGGTAATAATAAATTCGCCAGTGTAGTTTTGCCTAAATCTTTGAGTAATCATTTTACATTCTTCCAACAACCACTTCAATAACACCTGTAGTGCCGGAAAAATTTTCCAATGATTTACCAATAACTGTGCCAACTGCTGGTGTTGCACAAGCTTGTGCATAGCCGTTGCCTGCACTGATCATCATGTTTCCTTTTGTCACGGGACCAATTACTCGTGTGGGAACGCGACCCGACAATGCAACAGCAACAGCATGTTCGCATTGTAGTCCAGCATTCATTATATAAGCAGGATTGGTTGATACAACACCAGCAACTCTGTCATCGCCGTTTTGTGTTGAAATGGTGATTTCGTTGCTGCCCCCAAAAACTACCACGGTGCCAGGCTCGTAGGTGGCATCGCTGGCATAATATTCTGCAACGTCAGCATACTGTGCACTGGTTGCTTTGGCGTGAACTGTGTTAAAGTAGGTTGTAGCACTACCAATGTTGGCAGTGGCATTTGCACTGCCGCTTGTGATGTTTCCAGTTATAGCAACGCCTGCTGTAGAAAACACAGCAACGTTGGATGTTCCTCCAACGTTGACTCTTACATTACCATTTGATTCAGGAATCTGAACGTTAGAAGTTCCGAATGTGATAGCGTTTGCGCTAAGGGCTGCAAGTTGTGCAGTAACATAAGAAACAGTGGCAATATTAGACCCTCCCGCAGTGGAACCGTCGTGAACACGAATAGTTTTGTTAGTGGTATCCACTGTGATTTCTGCCAAGGCACCAGTAAACGCATCGTTTTGCGTTGATGAGCCTCGTCTATATTGAACTTGCGTTGACATGTTTTAATCCTTGCTGATATTTATCTGGTTAATCTTATGCACCTCGTACCATACTGCCATTAAACCAACTGATTGTCCCTGATCCTGCATTTTGCACTGTTCTATCTGCTCCACTGGATTGCTGGGCATAGATTTCAAAATAATCACTGGTACCATTGGCATAGACCAGAGAACTGATACTCATAGTCCAGAAAGTGTTAGCAAATGCTGTGCCTGATTGATTCCAAGATCTTCTGTGTTCTGCACCATTTTTGTATATAACAATCATACATTCACCAGTTCCAGGGCCGCCGCCATCGAGTCGGATAGCTGCATTGAGTTGATAGTATCCCTCGACTGTGGGTGTAAATCTTGAACTGACAAAGTTACCGTTGGTATCATATTCTTCAGTTCCAAATAAAATTTTCTGTTGTGAACCTGATGTGACGGTTTGTGCCGTTCCCGAACTTGGATATGCCGAGAAAGCTGGACCGTTGACCGCTTGTTTTCCAGAAACGGAAATTGGACCTAGAACACTTAATCCACCTGTATCTGTTAGACTCAATATTAAGCTGTTGTATGCACTATTAACAACTTCTATGCCACCGGTGCTGTTTAATCGGAATGTTTTGCTTGGGTTGGTTGCACCTGTAGAAGTATTTGTGGCTCGCAAAAAGTCTGCATAACCAGTGCCGCCTTGTGTGTTAGCGGCACTCACAGTGATTCCTACCCCTGTTGCAGTTGCTGGTGTATAGGTCACAACCACTTGACCGTTGCTGATTAAATTACCAGCTGTGATATTACCTGTGGTAGTAATCACTGCATTGGCCAGTAATATATTTCCGTTGATTGAGTTTACTAAGAAGTTATCATTACCAATCAGTCCGTCTAAAAAGAATCCGCCAAGATTGTAGCTTTCAGTAACTGCATCTGTGACCAGCCCCAAGTCTTCAGACGATGTAGGTGCCTCATTAACCAGGCCCATGTCGCCGCCGGTGGCAAATATACTTTCGCCTGACCCACCAAATGCAAAACTAACAGTGTTCGTTGTAGTGTTGGCTGTGATAACAATACTGGTATCCCCAGTGAATGTCAATGCAGTGGCAATGCTGTTGGCTGTGATAGTGTCGCTGCCTGTGACTGCAATACTGGAAAAAGTATTGATACCAGTTAGATTACGACCATTGCCTAGTATGCTGTCACCGGTGATATTTCCACTGGCAGTTAAATATCCTGTGACATTTTGTCCTGCTGAACTAAAAACTGCTACGTTACTGGTTCCTGCCACCCCAACAGTGACATTACCGCCCGACGACACAACGTTTACATTGGATGTTCCATTAGATATAGAATTGAGACTGATGCCAGTGACACCAATGCTCACTGTTTTGCTTGTGTTGTTGCCAACAATGCTGATATTGTTGCCAGCTGACAGTGTTAGAACATCGCCCACTGTGGTGGCCAAAACTGCTGTGCCGTTGGCAAAAACGTTTCCAAACGCAAATGCTGAATTTTGTGCAAATATTAGAGGAGTTGTTCCAATTACAATTGGATCATCGGTTGTTAGTTTCCATTGAGTGTCTTGGTATACTGTGCCTTCGGTGACCATCACAATGGTTCCGGCCAGTAATTCACCTGTGGTGTCTGTGTCAATTGATCTTGACCAAGTTCCGTTGGCACCAGATCCAAGAGCAGTAACATAGTAAATTCCATTCTGAGCAGCATTGCTTTGCCCAGCAACTAGAACTCTATCATTGAGACTTAAGTTTACGCTGTCAACTGAATTTGGGGCGCCACCTGACAATACTATATTGGTCAGCGTGATTACTCGCACTGCTTGCTTGTAATCAATATCGTAGATCTGATATGCCCGTGGTCTGGTTAGCGCCATGTTTTACCCTAATACACAATATTTAGCAAAAAAAATAGAGCCCCAGGGGCTCTATTTTTCAGGGCTGTGGCTTTTATAATCTTCCCACAACTACTTCGATAACTGCATCGCCGCCGTTGTGATTTTCCAGAGCTTTACCAATTACAGTGCCGATTGCAGGGGTTGCACATGCTATTGCGCGGCCGCTGCCATCGCTGATCATCATGTCACCTTTGTGCACAATGCCAGTGACTTTGGTAGGAACTCTACCAGTTAGAGCAATAGTGGCCACATGTTCACTTTCCAGTGTTGAGTTCATGATGTAGCTTGGATTTGTAGATACTACACCAGCAATTCTAGCGTCGCCGTGCACTGCAGACAGTGTTACTTCAGCGTCGCCACCAAAACTCAACACAGTTCCAGGTGTATATTTGGCATCAGCTGTGTAGTTTTCTGCCAAGTCAGCGTATTGAGCAGATGTTGCTTTGGCAAACACTGTGTTGAAATAGCCAGTGGACGATCCAATGTTACCAACCCCGTTGCCCATGTTGTTTATAATGCCCGAAGAAGCAATAGTAATAATTGCTGCTCCACCAACAGTGGCTGTGATATTACCGTTTGATGCAACTACTGACAAATTAGATGTGCCATTAGAAATTGTTGTGGTATCAACGTTGGTTGAATCCAGTGTAGCAGGAGTAGATCCATCTGGACCGTAGAATGCCACAGTGTTGCCACTGGTGTTTTTCATTACAATGTTGCCAATGTAGATACTGTTGCCAGCAACATACAGATCCTTCCAACGCAGTGTTTGAGATCCCAGACTTTGAGTGTTGTTAGCAACAGGAACTAAATTACCTGTGATGTTAACTTCGTTGACGGTTGGATTGGTGGATACCACAGCATTACCAGGACTGTTACTGATAGAAGTAACTTGTGTGGTTGTTGTCAACCCACGAACATCAATAAAGTCGCCTTGTTGTGGAGCTTCAGTAAATGTTAGAGCATTGCCTGACACAGAATATGCTGTTGTGGGAATTTGCACTACACCGTTGATGCTGACAATCACAGAGTTTGTGGTGTAAGCATTGGCCAACGTGTAGATGGTTTGCACTCCGTTGCCTGTGAACTGATCATCAGTGACCACTGTAAAGTTGGGAGTTCCGACTGTGGTCCAACTGTCTGTGTCGTAAACTTCAACTGCATCTAGAGTAGAGTTGAAGCGTAACATACCTGTTACGCCTGTTGACGGACGTTGTGCAGTATTGCCCACTGGCATCAAGAATGAGTTGGTAGTATTAATTGCCAATGCAGCATTGGTTGTTTGAGTTGAGCTACCAATACTAACTGTGCCTGTTCCAGCATCAACATAGAATACGTTGGCAGTTGTATCGCCATCAACGGCAAAGTCAACATCAGCATCTGCTGAATTAATGGTAATTCTTCCAGCAGTAGAGTTGACGTTGCTGTCGCTAATCGTAATATTGCCAAATGTGCCTGTTCCGGCAGTGGTAATATTACCGCCAGTGATGTTGCCTGTGGCAACTACTTGACCTGCTGTGTTGATATTACCACCGGTAACATTGCCTGTGGCTACCACTTGAGCACCAGTGATCAAATTGCCGCCTGTAATATTGCCTGTGGCAGTAACTGTAGTTCCAAAACTACCTAGACCAGCAGTGATAATGTTACCACCAGTGATGTTGCCTGTGGCAGTAACTGTAGTTCCAAAACTACCCAATCCGGCTGTGTTGATATTGCCGCCAGTGACATTACCAGTAGCAACCACTTGACCTGCTGTGACTAAATTGCCGCCTATGACGTTGCCAGTTACACTTGCCAAACCAGCTGTGACTAAATTACCGCCAGTGATGTTGCCGGTGGCAACCACTTGAGCATTTGATATAACATTGCCGCTGGTGATATTGCCTGTGACACTAACTGTGGTGCCAAACGAGCCCAGGCCAGCAGTGATTAAATTACCGCCTGTGACATTTCCATCAACCAGTGCAGATTGAGCATAGATATTGCCTGCTTGGAACGTTCCGTAGGCATTGACATTAACAACGTTGTTGCCTGAGAAGTTAACATCAACAGCAGCAACCAAATTACCTGAACTATTCTTCCAACCAATCCAAGAATTACCAAGACCAGTTTTATACCACTCCATGTAGATACCACGATCCATGCCATCGTCTGTGGTCAGCGGAGCACCATTGGGTCCAGTGCCCATGATAATGATTGGATCTTCTACACGCAAGTCATCAACGTTGATGTATTGAATATTGCCTTGAACAGTTAGGTTGCCGCCCACTAAAACGTTGCCAGTAGTTTCTATGGTAGCTGAAGTAATAGTTCCTGTGACAGCAAGATTACCGCCTGCAATGTTTGAAGAGCTTACAATGTTGCCTGTAGCAACAACTCGACCGCCAGTAACCAAATTACCACCAGTGACGTTGCCTGTGGCCACCACTTGGCCTGCGGTGTTTACATTGCCACCAATTAAGTTACCGGTTGCATTTACAACACCTGCTGTATTGACGTTACCCCCGGAAACGTTACCAGAAGCAGTTATTGTTCCAGTTACAGCAATTCCAGTGGTGCTAATAGTCTGTATAACATTGGCCTGTGCTGTGTTGCCAATAAAGAATTTGATGTTACCGTTAGTTGAACCAACTATCAGGTTACCACGTTCAGTGCTTCCGCTGGTAATGCCGTTGGCAACAACATATAGATATGCGTCATTTTTAGTGGCATTATCGCCAAAGAACGCAGGATCGTCATGTGTGCTGGATGTAATACCCCAGTTGGCAAAGAATGATGAGTCATTGCCGTTGTCTGCTGTGGCAATATAGTCTGTGGATGCCAGTGTTCCCGAGTTGATGTTTTCAAAGTTGATCTGGCTGTAGGAGTTGGTGTTTCCTGAGAACTGCGCTACTACGTTGGAACCCAGGCTGGTAAATCCTGTGACACCTGCTTGTATGGCCAAATTGCCTGTGGGCACAGCACCAAAAAAGATACCAGATACGTTGGCAACAATGTTGGATGTAGATGTAAAAGTTCCGCCTATTAGGCCGTTGCCAGTGATATAAAGTTGTCCACCGTTGATATTGCCTGTGGCATTTACATTACCAGTATCGACGTTGCCAGTGGTGCTGATAATTCCTGCTCCAGCAGATAAATTACCACCAGTGATGTTGCCTGTGGCCACAATTTGAGCATTGGAATTTAAGTTTCCGCCAGTGATGTTGCCAGTAACTGTTACATAACCAGCAGTTGACAAGTTGCCAGTGACTGTGGTGTCCAGTGTTTTTAAACTGGCATAGCCGATGATATTGATTGTGGTGTTGGTTTCAGCGGAGTTGGTAAATGCTGTAATAAACTCGCCGGCACTTTCGTCCCAGACAAATGCGATGTTGTTGCTTGTTCCACGTTCGCCAACAAAACCAATGTCCACAGATGGAGAACCAGTTTGATTGGATGCCAACAGCAAGATCGGATCTTCAATTGTGGTGTAAGTTGTGTCGATGGTTGTGGTATTGCCCTGAACCGTAAGGTTACCAGTGATTGTTAGATCGGACCCATAGGTCAAGTTATTGGCAATTTTGGTTGCAGTAACACTGTAGTTTTGCAGTTTTACAGCAGCATTAACGCCCACATATATATTTCCTGAAATCGCATCAGAAATCTGATTGTTATTAATACGAGTTACAGCCATGACTATTTGTCCAATCTCCAATTTATCACTTATTTATGGAGATTGGACAAAACAGGTTTTGCGGGCTTTATAAGAAGCGAATGTCTATAATATCGTTTGTTTCGGGTGCTTGCGTAAAGGTCAGTGTGTTGCCAGACACGCTGTAAGCAGTGGTTGGCAACTGCACAATACCGTTGAGCATGATCAATGTTGCAGCAGTTGTTGAGTCGCGATCCAACGTAAAAATGGTAGTAACACCGTTGGCTGTGGTTATGGTCTGATTGGTGATGCCACCGGCCACTACATCCCATTCTGTGCCATCATAGTATTCAAGTCTGTCGTAATCGTTGTTGAATCTCAAGGTGCCTTCGCTGGGAGACACAGGACGTTGGGCTACGTTGCCAATGGGGATAACAAAGCCATTGGTGCCTATGATTTGAAATGTGCCGGTTCCGTTGGGATCAATATTGATATTGGCATTAGCAGTTACAGTAGTAATTGTAGTATTACTAACTGTCAAATTTCCAATATTGCTGATTCCATTGCCAGCCACTTGATCAACATAGTATTTTGTGGCAGCATCTTGATTTTGATTGGGATTTGCCAAGTTGTTGATATTGACATTTCCAGCGTTGACATTTCCCACGTTGGCAATGGTTATATTACCAATGGATACATTGGCATTGGTAATGGTCAAATCGATTCCACCCCTGTTGAGGGTGGAATTCAGCATTGGACCTGTGAGATAACTTATTGTCATATTTTACCCGAACAGGGTATTTAGTTGATCAATTGCTGTGTATGACGTTGATGGGAACGCCATTGGGAGGAGCAGAAGTAAAGTTAATGCTGAAGCCCGACACAGTATAGTTGGTTGTGGGAATTTGATACAAGCTGCCAATAAAAACAATCACGTCGTCGGCAGCAGCTTCTGACTCGCTCATGGTAAAATTAGTGGTGCTGCCATCACCTGTGAAACTGTCAACTGTGTAACTGATTCCGCCTGCTGCGGCCAAACTTTGAAAAATACTGCCGTTGAAATATTCAACGTATCCAGTGTCTGTGTTGTATCGAATCAGTCCAAACACAGGAGCATCAGGTCGTGTGGCACTGCTGCCAACAGGTATAACGATTCCTGAGCTGCCACTTTGTAGTTGACGATTCTTTAAAAAGTATCCCATTAGATAGATGTAAAGCTTACAACTGCGGCAATAGAGCTGTTGGCACTGGAGTTGATTTGAATAGAATCACCGCTGGCCAGTATGAGTTTTTCATTGCCAGCATAGAACTGATAGGTATCTTGTGTGGTAATTTGAATGTTGGCCACTACAATGTTTAGATTGCCCACAGTATTTCCACTGGGCACAACATACACGTTGGCAGTGACGTTTGAAACACTGTAGTTTGCTAAACTCAAAAATGTCACGGCAGTGTTGCCCGAGCTCACATAAGCATTGGCAGTTGAGGTTGTTACGTTTGCAGTTGAAATTGACATTGATATTCCTTAAAGTATGATGCTCAACAATTTGGCTTTGTTGTAAGCAACTAATTCATCATTGGTGGCACTGGTGATTGCATACAATCCTGACCCACCGGGTCCTGTGGCATTGTTGTAGATTACCACTGAATTGGCTACAGAGCTTGGGGGAGTTCCTATGTTGCCCAATGTTTGAGATCCTTGCAGGGTCAGCACATTGAGAGCTTTGTTAAAAGTTAAATTAGCAGTGGCACCAAAACTTCCGCTATCATTGAATTGAATTTGTGTATTGGCGCCCGACACAGTGGCATTACCAGTTGCAATACTGGCATAAGCAGCAACCGGTGATCCATCAATATTAACACTGCTGCTGACTTGCCATGTATTGGCAGCAACATCAAATCTCAAACCTGCATAACTACCAGTTCCTTTGGTTGCAACCAGACCCATGTCAGACACAGTGCCAGTATTGTTGGCAGCAACAATGATAAATGCATCATTGACTGCAATATCAGTGACATAGGTAATATTACCGGCAACATTTAAGTTACCGTTGACACTCATGGTCCCGGCCCATGTTGCGTTGCCTGAATCATAGGGCCCAACATTGATTGTGTAGTCACCACTGGTTGTTTTTACGGTTGCCATTTAAAGATCCTTCACATTATTTATCCGCTCTACAAAGCGTTCCAGTGACAGGTGTTCCATATTTCGAATGCCGTCAAGTTCTGTTAATCTTGCCGTGGCTTTCCCACATACTCTAACAAACTTGGTTTCTGAAAATTCACGACAAATGTGTTGTATTTGTTTGATCCAGTTTCCGGTGTAAGTTGGGCTAGACCCTGTTTCTTTGTAAAATTCTGTGCCAGCATACAAATTGTTGAATTTTTTATTTTCAGTTGGGCCCATGTCAAATCCCAACATGTATATTTTTTTGTGCTGCTCCAGTGCTGCCAAGGCCACTGCAACTGGTCCTGAACTATAGCCAAAATAGGGTTTGGGTATGATCAATGCACCAGAACCTGGTCCAGGACGCCGAGTATAAAATTTGTTGTTTTTTGCATAATCTGTTGATTCAATGTGTGCAGCAATGGGACGATCGGTAGCCACTAGCACATCGGGCGTGAAATCTCTGACCAAGGCATTGCATCCATAAACAGAACCAAACTTTTTTAAGTCGTGCAACGGCATGCCATTGCGGCTTTGTCCGTTACCCAAAACAAATGCTATGCTCATTAAAAAACCTCCCAGTATATAGCTGGAAGGTTTTTGTCTTGGGAAAAATTACAATTAAGAAGTGTAGTTTTCCACGATTGCCAAGGCAAGAGTCGAATTGTCTTCGGATCCACTCTTGGTAGCAGTTCCTTCGTCTGTGAAGAAGTTGCTCAAGTATTGGCCTTCGCCTGA